TGATACATCATATTTGGATTGTTTTCATAATTTTACCTATAACATGGTTGAATTATTGTAATATCGCAGACTCATCTTTGTTTTTCATGACCGGTCTTCCAGGAGGAATAACCTATTTATTGTTAGTATTAAAAGAAACGAAATATATTAGCTCTATGACAGAAAAATATATTAGTAAACATTTAAATATGTGGATTCGTATTCCAGGATCTATTATTGTAGGATATATTATTTTTGTTAATGCAATGATAGCAACAACAATGTTTGCCACTATTTCTCTAGTATTTTGTTCCTTAGGATGTCTATGGAATGGTGTATATTTTGGTAGTACAATTATTAGCTCTCATGCACTTTTAGAAGAAAAAAATAAAAAGAAAGTAATTACTAATATTGATTAATATATAAAAATTGAAAATAAAACAATTGATATTATATTATTTTATTTATAATAAAAAAATGGATTCTGAAATTTATTTACAACCATATATAATAGAATTTGATAAAATAGACTTATTATCGGTTCATAATTTATCAGATAGTATGAGTGGAAATACATCGATTAATTCATTTCCAATTAAACAAAATATTTTTGTTAATTTTTATAATTTTATAAGAGAGTTAATATCATGTTGTTTTTATTATAAGAAGGTAGAAATTGAAATTTAATTTATTTAATAAACGAATAGAATATAATTATTAATGCTAAAATTATATTAAATGTTCCTGTTCCGAAATATCTTGTAAATTTTATTAACTTTGTAGGTTCTTTAGTATCACATAATTTTTTAGTAAATGATAAAGTATCACTATTTTGTCGATCATAAATTTTTTCTTGACAACCTAATTGAACTATTGCTAAAAATAAAGATAATCCTAATATTATTACAATTGTTATAAATGCCTTAAAATTATTTTTAAACAATGGAACTAATATTAAAATTATTAATATCGTAGCTATGCTAATATCTTTAGCATGATCATAAAAATCACCTAACTTAGTAACCATATTATATTTTCTAGCATAGAAACCGTCCATACAATCAAAAAAATAACTTGCATATATTGCTAATCCAGATAGTACAAATAAATTATTTTTAAATAATAAGATTGATAATAATCCACAAATTAATGACATAGTAGTAATATCATTTGCTGTCATATGACTACTATAAAAATAGGGAGACAGTTTTTTACCCCAATCAATTAATATATTGTCTATTGGATTTTCATATTCTTTGTCAATTTTTCTCATTTATTAATATTTAATTACATAAAAAATATTTTTTATAACTTATAAATTAAAATTCTTTCTTAAATCTAAGTCTAGGTGCAATACACATAGACATACATTCTTGAATTAATAACTTGAATGCATATGGAATGATGACTTTATTAATATCATTATGATTATTACATTGTTGACAGTAATATGAATTTGTTGTTTCATCGTCTTTAACAAATCTTTGTGCGATTAATCCGCATTTACCACAAATATATGTTTTATAAGCATCAGAATTGTCAAGTAATTTTTCTTTTGCAAAGAGTGCTATTCCATGAGCAATAAGTGCATCGCGTTCCATTTCACCCATACGTAAACCACCGTCTCTTGCTCTTCCTTCAGGTGCCTGGCGGGTTAACATTGATACGGGACCACGAGCTCTGGAATGGATCTTATCCTCGACTAAATGCTTTAATCGTTGATAATAGGTAGGTCCGATGAAAATCATAACTGGCATCATATAACCAGTCATACCATTATATAAATATTCTTTTCCTTTTTTATTAAAACCGTGTTTTTCTAATTTTTCTTCAATTGGTTTCAAATCAGTTTCCTCAAATGGAGTTCCATCTGCAGGCATTCCTTCAAGCGCTCCGACTTTAGCATGAATACATTCAATCAATTGTCCAGCCGTCATACGTGATGGAATAGCCTGAGGATTCATAATAATATCCGGTTGTAATCCAGATGATGTAAAAGGCATGTCGGTGCATGGTAGTTTTATACCGATAGTACCTTTCTGGCCGTGGACAGAATTTCCACTCCAAACAACATAATTTTGTCTTCTTACATAAATTACACCACCCTGGGTATCTTGATTATCTTTATTTTTTTTAGGATGAATACTTGGAACTGAACAGCAATAAACTTTACCTTTATATGTTTCCATTTTATCTTGTTTTACATATTCATTTACTGTAGGTTCAGTATCAACAGTAATTACTGTCATTCGATAGACATTGGTTAAGTCAATATTGCAAGAATAACCGGCATGTAAACATAATCTTTGAAAATCATTTGCAAGTTGTTTAGAAGTTGTATTTTTCATTTGATGACAATTTTCTAATAACATTCCATATATTAAAATTCTACATCTACGTTGATTAAGTTGCCATGTCCAATCAGGTAAAAATTTATTTACAGTTCCTACATTAAATTGATTGAAATATTCATATATTTGTTGGTTGCAAAGTTGAAAGGATGTATTATCGTTATTTTTATCTAAATCTAATCCCATTATAGTGCATAATTCAGAACAACGTTTTTGAACATGTGGTTTATCAGAGAATACTATTAGATTGTTTACTGTTGTAGATCCTTCTGCTATCCAAATACCAAAAAATTCAATGAATGCATCGAGATTAACTCTAATATCTTCTGTTTTTTCATTAATTGAAGGAATGATAAATTTATCATCATTTTCATCTTCATATTCTTCGATATTTTCACTTGTAGAAATTTTATATCTATCATATTTCTCGGCATTTTTTTTATATTGAACAGTTTTACCGAAAATATCTTTCGCTTCTTTAATTTCAAAATCATTTTTATCTCTAGATTTAATATACATACGATGATTCGGAGTAACCATTAAATTGATTTGAGTAGATTTAATATGATACATTTCTCCATCAAAATCATATTCCATTAATTCTGTCGGATGTTGATAAACAAGTGTATCATTTTCAACTAAAGTTGCTACTTTATGTTCTTTTGTAAGATCCTTGAAGAAAATCCAACCATTATCAGTTAGTACTTCAGTTTGATCATCATAACAACAAAATTTATCACCATCATTAGGATATCGTTCAGTTCTAATAGACATTTTGCGTAATTCGTATCCATCAGGATTTTGAATTCCAATCTCTACACGATCAACATATCCTGGAACATGTTGTTTATAAATTTCGGAAGTATCACGATATTTTTTATTTCCCGAAGGATTACTTTTTGGAGTAACTTTACCAATAACAACTGTTCCATAACTTACAGGTGTTTCTTCAGGAGCATATCCTTGATCATTTAATGAATCATAATTACCAAATCGTGTTCCATCAACTTCATCTTTATTAGGTTTCATAAAGATATCATCTTGTGCAGTAGACATATTCTTTTGAACAGTCATACTAATTTTTTTCAAATACATTGCTCGATATTTACCACGATCTAAAGATGTCTTATTCATAATTAATGAATCTTCTTGATTGTATCCAGTATAAGTAGCAATTGCAACAATTGCATTCTCACCTGCTGGTAATTGTTCAGACATTGTATATTTAGATGCCCTAGTTGAAACAATACGTCTTTCTGGATTATATGCTACAAAACATAAATCATATCGGCGACGATAAATATCCGTAGGAATTCCCATAGCTTGTTTACCTTGAGCATATTGGAACATATTACGGGTTCCGGGATCGTGATTGCAAAATTGCAAACTTGCATTAATTTCACCTTCTAATAATGAAGGGTGAATTTCACAATGAGTATAACGATTAAACGATAAATCCCCATATCTGTTTTCTGTATGATTTGATTTAACATTTTTAACTTTTTCAATTGATTCAATCATTCGTTTTCTCATAAATTCTACTTTTTTAGAAGTTTCTGCTAACATTAAATAGGGTTGTGTTTCCATACAAATATATTCAATTAAATATGGATATTTATTAATAAATTCTTCCCATGAAGTAATTTTAGTAGCTCTTTCACTCTTGTTTAATGAAATATTATTAATATGTTCTTTAGTAAGTAAAATATTATTATTTTCAACACGTAATACAGGTCGAATGAATCTTCCAGTATCACAATATAATCTTACTTCGAAAGTTTGATGATCTACAACAATCGAAACATTTTTTCTGTCAAAAATACCTTTTAATTTCATTTCAGTGAATTCCTTTTCAATTTCAATAAATTTATCAGTTCCTCCAACCCATTGTCCATTTAAAAACAATTTATAAAAGATTCCATTTTTAAATTTATTAATAGGAATATTCGAAATTGGAGTAGCTTTTTTCATCACATAATCTTTCATATCATAATATTGTTCACGTGACATAATAGATATTGATGATATTAATGAAAAATGTTTTACTAAACCAATTTTAGCGTGTTCTGGAGTCATAGCAGGAGATAAAAATCCAATTGATGAAAAATGTAAATGACGAGGTCCTGTTAATTTAGATGTAGAAGCGTCGCCCCCGGGTGCGTCAACTCTAGACAACATTGAACGTGTAAGTGGCGTTGATAATCTAGGCAATACTTGTGCAACACCCTGTTTTCTACCCCAATGTCCAGTTGATAATGATGCTATTAATCCTTGTTCAATAGTTCCTGGTTTAATATGATCTATAATATTTGTAATATTACCTTGTTTACTACGATCATTAAAATATTTTTTACAATCTCCCATAACTTTTTTCATTTGCAATTTAAAAATTTCAAAAAATAAATCCCCAGGTGTATCAACACGTTTATTAACATATGAATCACGATCATCAATCGTAGCTCTACCTAATTGAACATTTAATAATTTATTAATCATATATCCAATATAATATGCTTTTTCTAATGTACTAGAATCCATATGTGGAAGTAAAACATTTTTTAAAAGTTCTTCTAAATGTTTTTTCTTTTGCTGTAATTTAATTTCACGATCGATATCATCATACTGAATTGTTGATTTCATCTTTGTAATTAAATAATCGATAGCTTGTTGAGATGTTTTAATTTTAACACCTTTTTCATTTTTACAATTATCTAAACTAGTTCTGACAAGATTAATCATTTCAATATCATTTTCGTCGTAAACAATACGATCAACAATTTCTTTATCTGTTTCTAATCCAAGAGCTTTCATTATTGCGATAATATTTACTTCATTGAATATAGGAACTCTGCAAATTAAGATACCATCTTTTTTCATTTTGATGAACATAATTTGAACTTCTCCTTTGGGTCCATATGATCGTGAATTAACATTAACTCCTAAAACCATATTACCAGAATCTTTTTTAACAAAAACTAAAGGTTTATTATCAATCATTCGATCTTGATTAATAACGACTTTTT